TCAGCTTCGTTGTTAGAACAGGATAAGATGGGACAAAAGAAGGTTGGGTGGGGAATGACGGGAAAAGAGGGGAAATTGTGGGTTTTAGGGGTAAGAAGGGGGATTTTAGGGAGGGATGAAGGCGGAAAAATCGGGAGAGGCTAAATGGGATAAATCACCAAAAATCCCATCTTCAAAAAACTGGGAGATGGATTTTTCCAAAATCTTTAAACTCTATTAAAAGCACTCAAAACAGGGCTTTTAGTTTATCATAAGAAAAAAGGTTGTGGAGAAAACTGTGGGAGCTACGGGGGTTGGAACCTTTTTTGTGGATGGGTAATAAAGGGTTAAAGTTAAGAGGAAAACAAACAAAATAAAATAGGGACAAAAAATCTTCGAGCCGATTTGGCAAGGTTTTTTGCCAGAGCGGGCCAGCCGGCAGGCGCCGGAAAGGCAATATTATGAACAACTTATTCGATGGATCGCACCTTAACTGGGGTCAGCGACTCCGTCACGGAGGCAATACGTGCCGCCAACAGAAAAGCTTGTTAACGTCGGACCCCAACAGACCCATAGTGACGATCCACCGGTGAAAACCCCTTAGGACTACACAAGGGGGAAGTTAATAAGCATTCCAACAGGATTTGTTTGACCGCCAGATCTATTTTTTCAGCGGCCGTTTTACGGTTCATCATAATTTCTAATTTAGGATTGAACCAGGTATCCTCTACCTCACCCCGGGCAAACCCGTGTGCAGCAAAGCACTTTTGGGCAACAAGCGGGGCGGGCATAAACTCCCTTTTAGGTTTTTTATCAATATCAAAATGTGTTGGAGAGGGGAACGTAGGGACAATGTTTAGGTCGTTGCGAGCGCCTTCTATAAAAACCCTTAATCTTCGCTGGGGTACTCCGTAATTTACAGCATCCAGTAAATTAAACCTTACTACATACCCGCACTTTTCTAAAGCTGTTAAAAGTAACCGAAAAAAGTTTTTGAAACTCAACAGGCCCCTGACATTTTCTATGATGAAATATTTTGGCTGTATTTCAGCCACCATCCGGACAAACTGCCACATCATTTTAGAGCGTGGGTCCCTTGTTGACCGGGTTGAGCTTGCCGAGGAAAATCCCTGACAAGGCGGCCCACCGCTTAACACATCGAGCTGGCCTTTAGTTAGACCGACCCTTCTCAATAAAGTTTTTCCGCTTAACGCGGTTATATCCTCTTGGATTATTTTCATTTTGGGGAAAGCGTGGTTTTTATTTGCCTTCAAGGTAGCACAGCACCCTTTGTCTAATTCAACGGCCGCAACAACATCAATACCTGCTTGCTGCAACCCGAGAGCCATACCACCAGCACCAGCAAATAATTCTATCGCTTTAAGTTTTTGGTTTTTTGTTTTCTCAGGTTTATTTTGAATCACTATTTATAGGGCATCCAAAACGAGAATATCAGTATCTTTATCATAACTATTCCTGCGCAGGCCCGTGGGGGCGGGCGGGGCCACGTGGATGGGGACGGTGATTTCTTCAGGTGAGCCGGCGTGCTTATTTCCGGCCTTATCATAATGCGAAAAGCCAAACTTATAATCGCCACAGGCGTGAACGGTAACGGTCACGGTTATTTTTGCGGCACCATAACCCCAGCGGCCCTTTCCGAAAGGCACATTGCCCCAGCCGAGGACATCCACGGGAGCGGGTTTACCAAAAGGCGTATTGCCAAAAGAAGAATAGCCAAATCCGTAAATGCCCGCACCATTAGGGAATAAATCAATCGGCGAATCGGCAAGAGGCACATCCCAATCGATATCACCTGACCCATTATTGCCGTGCAACTTGGCATAATCACCCGGCAAAGCATCGGGAGGAACGTAAAAGCTAATTGTGATAATCGCGCTCATAAATTGTGAATAGTGATTCGGGAATAGTGGTTAGGGGCTTGTATTTATAAAACATGGGAGGCAAACCTCAAATCACGGGTAATCAGCTGCATTTTCTGCTCATCGGGAAGATAAACAATCTGGCAGATTTCGGGATACAAATAACTGCTGCCGGAACGAATTAAAAAGTCGTAATTTCGCCCGGTCACTTTTTCAATACCATCGCCAACCGCAAAATCAGGCCGACCGGCGCCATCGCCGAGCCATAATCGGTCGAGAACAAAAAAGCCGCTTATTGATATATGCTGGTTGGCATCGCGGATTTTTTCCAAATGCTTGGTTATCACGGAATCGGAATCCACCTCGTAGGCAGGCAGGCCGGAACCGGAAAAAATACTGGCCGGCGTCCTTTTATTTAGACCATAACGCTCTGAAAAATCATAGACCTCCACCTGCTCGAAGGGAGAAGTCGTAGAAGAATTCGGGGGGACATATTTTGCCACGCGGCGGTCTAACTGGATGGATGCAGTGATGCGGACGCGGGTCCGCCATTCACTATTCTTAAAATCGCGGCCGTTGACCTTATCATCACAGAGCGAAGTCCAGTAATTCAAGGAGACGTCATCGAGGTCGCCACCTGAAATTTTGGATTCCTTGTCTTTATCGAGCATCTCCGCCAGGTTCGGCTCCTCGATGTATATACCGGCCTCATCGGGAAGTGAACTTATCGTCGCCGGCAGGACCTGCCAGGTGACACCACTATCGAAACTAAATTCGACCTTAATTCCGACGGTATTGAAATCGCTTTTATTGCGTGTTAAACAGGCCAGTAATTGGCGATTAAAGGGGCCAAAAAAACGCCTACCGGAACGGTCCTTGATATAAACAGCATCAATGACGGTTGAGAAATCAAAAGGAACGCCCCTATCGTAACTGCCGGCGGAATATCTACCGGATTCATTCAATGCCCATTTACGGCCGGGGTCGCGGAGGAAAGAAGAACCTTTGACGTGATAATACTTATAAAAACTTTCCACATCAGGGTCGGGGAGGTCCTGGAGCTGGGCCTCAGTCAAAAATAAATGCTCATTATTGCTGCCGGAGGTATCAGGGACAAGGTCATCATCAAGCCAGGCGGGGACAAGCTCGGTGGTGAATTCAAAACGATGCGGGGCGCCGAGGCCATAGGGCTTATTGACGATAGAAGAAATGTCCTCAGCCAATGCCATCGACCATAACATTTTTTTGCCCTGCAGAATGGCGGCAGTAATTGTCTCACCCTCAGCGGGGGCGTGAAGCTCGTGCAGTATGACGGGATTATCATTATCGCGGGTATGAGAAGATGCGGCGCCGGGTTTATAAAAGACAATTGTAGGAACGCCGGCGTTATTGTAATCTTCCCTGAAGGACCAGCCCAAATGACGGCAGATAAGCTCAATAGCATCAATGACGTTAAGGCCATCAACGGTTATATGATTAAGGACTGTGTCCCAATCGAGATGGTCGAGGCCGATAAGTTCTTCGGGGTCGGGAATAGGAAGATAAGCATAAGCTTTATTATAAAAAGGCGACAGACAATAACGGACCATATCGCGTGCGGTCCAGTATTCGCCGATATCGGGGTCGGCAAAGATGGGAATTTCACAGGTATATTGAGTCAAATGCAAAGGCATCGGGTCCTTATTAGGTTTGCCATCGTCATTAAAAATCGCACGCCGCCCCGTCAGCCAGACATAAGAATCATACTTTGCGACCTGGTTATAGGTACCGTAAAAGTTGTAATCATCGGGTCCTCGGGTCATCCAGCCGAAAATTGGAGAGGTTACCGACAAAAGCCAGCGATAATCAAAAAGAACAACGGCGTTACGTTCGTGAGCTTCACCAAGATTAGTGCCGCCTGAAAAAGAACATAAACGATTCGTGGCGAACCCTATAAAAAGGACGGACCATTTGGAAGGGTCGGCCTCATTCGTCCTGATACGGTACATATTACCAAGTTGATTGTAAAACCTCGCCCTTTCATGCCAGCGGAGGGTGGGAAAATATATTATAGCCGTTGAAGAACGGGAGGCGGCATTAAGCTCGATGCGGTCAACTTTGGCGGACCACAAAGGGGTCCAGACAAGAGAATAGTGAGGAGGAGAGCCAGAACAAAGCCGGACCTCAACCACGAGCTGCTGGGCAATTCGGGATGGGCTTCTTGCATCAGCCAACGTCATATCAGAGTCCTCCCGAAACAGACAAAATTGCAGCGGACGGCGCCGGCGGTAAAATGATAGGTCTTGCCCTCGCCATCGGAGATAAGCATAAATTTGTCCCAGACGACGGAAGGATAGAGGACATTAAAGCAGGTATAATCCTGTGCAGGCGACCATTGCCAGGATTCGACTGCACGAACGGCGGCCTCGCACAGGGCACGCGTGGAAGCGCGTATAGTCCCTGAAACAATCAATGGATGGCCACGCGAGCCCATAAGCATTGCAGTATTGCCGTGGGCGCCCGGGTAGGCGGTATATTGGCGGTCAACCTCGCGGGGCTGACTATTGACCTTGATTTCAGAGCCGAAAATAGATGTCAGGGCTGTCGCCATAAAGGGATTTACGATTTACAATTTTCGATTTTCGGTTTCAAACTTCAAAACTCACAGGTTATTAACCACAGATTAACACGGATTTTCACGGATAAATTAAGACCTTTTTCAACCACAGATTAACACGGATTTTCACAGATAAATTAAGACCTTTTTTAACCACGGATTAACACAGATTTTCACTGATTATTTTCAGCCACAGAGAACACAGAGATAAAAGAAGATTTCCACTGGTTTCGGACATCACTTCATACCTTTAATAAATCGAGGACCTTTTACACTGTTAGGGTCGCCGACGACAGGATTAAAATGGATATCATGACTATCATTAGAGATTACGGTTGGAATTGGAGGATTTTCCGTATGCTCCAATAATGACTCGACTTTCTCTTGGGTAGTCATTGCTTGCCAACGAATATTTAACAGTTCGAGTTTAGCTAAGGGACCGTATGCTTCTTTAGTTATTTGTTCTCTTTCTTCTGGGGTTAATGTTTCTTTCCAGCGGTCAAATGCCGCCTGTTCTTTTATAGCTTCCTCGGTTCCGGTTCCAGTTCCTAAAACAGCGAGTTTTTCTTTAAGCCATTTTTGTCGCCAGGGCCTTTCGACTCTATATCTATCCCTCTCTTTGGCACCTAAATCTCTCAACTGTTTTTGAGCCGTCATCTCTGCTTGAACTGTGGCCATTTCACGTTGGTGTGCGGAGGCCTCTACTTTTGCCGTAGTTGCTTCTAAAGTTTTCAATCTTTCTTTTTCCTGTGCGGCCTCTCTCGCCGCACCTATGGGACCTGCGGCCTCTGTAATAGCTTCGAGAAGACCTCTTGGAGGGGCGGCAGTCAATTTAAGGATGCCCGGGGCGGCCTCGGCACCAAAGAGGGCAGTCAAGATATCTACGTATTGCTCACGCGGCATTTTTCTGCGAAGGGTAGACAAAAGATCAAGCAATTTACTCGGGTCTTTTGCAACTTCAGCGGGGATTTGTTTTTGAAGTTCTTTAGGGACAGTAACACCCATAAGGGCCTGTAAAGTGGTTGCCGGTAACGCAGCACGTTTGCGGCCAGTTTCACCCTGGGCAAGTGTGGCAACGGCGGTCAAGGCCTGTTCGGGGGACCAGCCCATTGCCTTAATTGTGGGCATACCCCTGCCAAGTGCCCCGACAAGCTCCTCTTCGGTCAAGCCGGCAGCCTGGGATGCCTCTGTGACCATTCTACGGAAGGCACCCTGCTGCTCAGGAGTAACCATTCCTCCACCGGCCATAATACCGAGCATTTCAGGAACGGCACCAGCGCCCTGCCTGCCGGCATAACGAAGGGTATCTTCAAGGCCCTGCTCAAACTGCTGTTTTGTCATCTCACCGGTCTTAAGAAGAGGTTGGAATTCGCGGGCGTAAGCAGTGACAACAGGCAGACCAACCTGCTGGGTAACGGCGGTCCTCTGCAGGAGTGCGGTAGTTTCGAGGGTCAGGACCTGACGGCTTTTCTCACTAAAGGTATCCATCGCCTCAAAAAGTTCTTTGTAGGCATCACGAATCGACTGAACCTTAAGGACGGCCTCATCGGAGCGGGTCTTGATTTCATCGAAGAATTTAGCGATTTTAATTATCCCGCTGGCGGTAGCGGTTGCGATAGCAGCAAAACCAAGAGGTCCCGCGAGAAAAGACAATGCCTTCTGGACCCAGCCGGAGCCGATGAGGGCCTTAGTGCCCATCTCCTGAACACCGGAGCCGACTTTTTGAGTGCCCTGTGCGACGCCTTCAAGCTGCTGCTTGGCTTCGGGACCGCCGGTAGCTTTTATATGGATATTGACGTCTTTGGCCATAAATTAGTCGCTCGTTTCTCGTCGCTCGTCGCTCGTTGTTCGTTGCTCGTCACCCGTTTCTCATCGCTCATCACTTGCAGATTAAACAATGTTGATAATCTTATTGGTGCCGGCAAGAGTAAGCTGGGTAGTCGGGTCGTTGGCGATTTCAAAGTTAGCAGTGAATTCAGTGAACGGAGCGTTTGCATCTGATGTCTGGCCCGCATTATCAAACTCGACACCGGCTACGGTAACAACCTTCGCTGCGCTACCCTGACCCTGAGTAAGTGTTAAAATCAAAGTGCCCTTGGCGTGAGTGACCAGCATTTGTGCCAATAAGGTAGCAGCCGTAATTGTTGCATCCTGAAAACTAATAGAGCCATTAGCGGTCAAGCCATCAAGCAACGCATCGACGCAGGTATAACCGATATCGGCATCGTTACACTCCTTAACCAATCTCAGGACAATCGTAAAGTTAAAGGCGGTAACGTGATAAATATTGATAGTAGTGGCAAAGACCGCTGATACGACGCGGAAACCACCCCGAGCGGCGGCGATATAGGTCGGGGCGTTCTGGGAATCGGTCATTGCGTGCATATCGGCAATCGTCTTGGTCGGGTCGGCTGGCTTACATTCGAAGTCAAAACTCACTGTCGCATAGCCGCCCTTCGTGATGGCCAAATTGATTCGGTGAATCACAGGGGCGGTAATAGTATGCTTGATGTAGCCACTTGCTTCGGCCACGCCGCTTTTTCGCTCATAAAAAACATAAGTGCCGAGCGTGCCGGTAAGCAGCGCAATCGCCTCGACCCAGTCCTGAGTAACGACAGTACCCCTGCAAAACTGGACCTCGCGGTCGCGAAGAGGGACCTGCAGACCATCAGGAGAGGACCGCAGGACATTATCGTAACCTTCCTGAATGTTCGCGGACATAGCCCCGCCGGCATCGACTCCATTTATTGCCATCGCCTGCGGGCGATAAACTCGCTTATTTACAGTTGCCATTTAGAATTCCTTTCAATTTTTGTTTGGCCACAGGGGGCACAGAGAACACAGAGTAAAAAACTTGTTTCAAAAATTCCTTAACCACGGATTAACATGGATTTTCACGGATATTTATACGGTCAAAAAACTCGTTTCAAAGTGCATCTGAACGGCAAAAACCTTGGGGGCATCCGCAAGAATAATCTCCCCTGTATAATAAATCTCATCACACTTCAAGTCGCCGCCCGGATGCTGGTGGTCAAAAAGGGCAATTACAAGGTCGCGGATTTTACCGATACCAAGATGGCTCTCATCGCCGAAACGAGCGACCCCCTCGGCCTTACTGGTTACGCCAAGGACAATTGTAAATTCGAGGACCTGCCGCAAGTCATAATCGCCTTCCCTTGCTCCATCGGCGGATAGGAAACTAACAAAGGCAAAAGGAGCATAACGCTCAAAGGATTCCATACCGCCCTTGACGGGGGCAACCTGATACTTCCAGACATCGGCAGTGCGAAAAATCTTCTTACCCTCGGATTCGAGGGGAATAAGGGTATCGGCGAACCACTGCTCAAGTTGAGATATCAGACCACCATCATTACTCATGTTTTAACCACGGATTAACACGGATTTTCACAGATAAATTAAAGCCTTTCTTAACCACAGATTAACACGGATTTACACAGATTAGTTGAAACCCCTTTTTTAGCCACAGTCATAAGGACTCCTTACGGAGAGACCACAGAGGTCACAGAGATTAAAAATCATAAATTAAGTACCGATTGCATCAGAGACTTTGGATTTGATTAATCCCACGATTTTATCCTCGCTGTCCAGGACGCCATCAATAAGAGCGCCGGTCGGCTGGACATAAACAGACTTAACAAGAACGAATAACGGACGGAATTTGCCTTTTTTGCCGTGCTTAAAGCCAAATAAAAGTTTGCCGCCGGTCCTGACAAAAAAACCTTCAGGGACCTGGCGGGGTGAGCTGAACCGGGCGACACCCGCAGCGGTCAAATTTTCGCCGATGGGAATAGTCAAAAACTTCGCACGCTTTGGCGTAATCGGGCCGATATCTTCCTCACCCAAAAGCCATTTATATCTATCAACTTTGGAATGGGGCCTGACGCCTACAATCGCATCGAAGGGTTTGTCTAACCAGCCCTGAACAGCGATCCGCAACTGGCCACTTCTCGCCTTCAAATACTGGCCGGTCAGGAAATTCTGGACGACATTAGTCGCGGCATACTGGGCGCCTTCAGCGAGGCCTTCGTTACAGGCAGAGAGAACGGCATTACCCATAGCGCCAAGCTCAGCAACTGTCTGCGGGAAATCAGGACCCATATCGATTGTTATTTGCATATCAGGTTATTGAACGCGAATTAAAACGAATTCACCCAAGTTTTTAATCACGGATTAACACGGATTTCATAGATTATTAACCACCGATTAACACAGATTTCCACGGATTAACTAAACCCTTTTTATAGAGAAGGAAGGCGATATTTATCGAGAATACGCTTGACCATAGGCAGCAAATCCATATCACTAAATTTATTAATGGAGCCGCCCTCGGAGCTCACGCCCGACAGGCCTAAATCATCTTTTCGCTTCCATATAAAACTCGCCTGCTCAATTGCCGCCTCGCGCAAATCAGACGGCAGGGCAAATTCAGCCTCTCCGGGCGTGACACCTGCAGCACAATAACCACCGCGACCAATAACCTCGATCGAATCAGGGATATCGAGCCAATCAGAATAGACACGGCGAATGATGCCGAACCTGCCGCCTGCGATAATTCGATAGTCCTCATCCACCGTTAAAAGAGAGTCGTCATCGTCAAAATCATAATCGTAAGATTCCTTAATGGACGTGATAACCACGATAGGGAATCGCCGCAACTGCAACGAAGGACCGCAGCCGGCATAGAACTCAGTGACATCGGCAGAAGTAACAATCAAGGTCCTGCCGGTATAACTATCAAATAAAGAACCAACCCCGTCAATGATGAGGTTTAAGGCAATATCATAAGTCGTATCTGTGATGCCCAGACGTTCTTTAAGGTCCGTAAGGGTGCAAAGCCCGGCAGTGGAAAGGTCCGCCAAAAGAATCACTTTCGCAGTCGTGTCCTTGTCTGTGTCGCAAAGGCCCCTGATGCGAACATAGGCAGCCGTTTCGATAAAAGCACCTACAACGGCATTGTCCCCTTCGACAGGGACGGCAGGAACACCGGGATGATGATCGAGAGTAGAGGTCAAGCCGCCATCGGAGGAAATATCAATCTGAACGTCTATCAAATCATCACTGGAGCCGCCGCAGGTGTTCTCAACGATGATGGTAAAGCCGGATACCTTTTCGATATTGACCCAGTCTAAAAGGACAGTCAATTCATCAGTGACCGCGACGGCATTTAAATTTTTAGAAACAACTACACTCATAAAATAACCTACCTGTCAAAAATCTAAAAACCATACGGCCAGTATTTATATGGGACGCGAATATAACCAGTCTCAAGAATATGCACGACATCCCCCGCAGCCGGGGTGAAGGTGAATGGCAGGTCAACGATAACGGTCCGGGTTGCTCCGGTATAACTTGTGATAAACCTTAATTCGTAATGACTATCATTGGTATCCCGAACCGAAATAAGACAGCTAAAATATGCGTTATCATTTTGAACACCGTCGGTAAGGGTAAACTGATTTGTGGAATTTGCTTCGGCGACCGTGGTATCAAGGGCATAAATATATGTTCCACTACCCCCGGCACCATTAACATCAGAAATCTTCATATCAATATAGCCGGCTTTAGTGTTTGTCCAAATTGCACTACTTAATGCCGTTGCTTTAGGAGCCGCAGAATCGTTCACATCAGTATGCAGCGCCAGTGCGGCGTTTACTCCCGTCAATAGAATTCTCAACTCGCCGGCTGTATCCAACTTTTCCGCAGCTGTCTTGGCGGCTAAAGAATAATTCATACCTAAAGTTTGATTTGGCTCAGTGGCTCCCTTTACATTCCCACCAAATAAAAACGTCCTTAATTCTGTGGCCGAATCAATCTTTTCTGCGGCCGCTTGTGCAGCAACGGCAGCCGTATAAGCACCAGTTGAGTTAGTGTCACCCGCCAAATGCCTATCAACATACATCCATATATCCGTTGAGGTAGGTGCAGCCCCAAAAGCATATATCAGGGCGGTTTCGGCTTTCACGTCATCTACCTTACCATCGAGAGTATCGAATCTGGTAGTAGCATCAACGGGCACCTCACCCACAATGGTATTGACATCTACCGCCGCATTTATCTGGAAAGTATGAGAGACAATGGCAGAAACACTATCGACAGTTGCCTTCACTAAGACGGTATAATTCTTACCTGCCTCAAATCCGGCAGCGGCAGTCAGTTGTCTGCGAGCGAGATAAAACCCAACAACACTATCGAAGGGTGAAGCTACGACCATATCAACACTTTCATCCAGTCCGACAGCATTGGCGTCCTCATAAATAGAGTATGTCAGAATAGTAGGCGCATAGACCCCGCCAGTTGTAAAACGGTGCGTGCTGACAGGAATCGGAACATAATCCCCTATCTTCCACGAGCCAAGATAGTCGGCAAAAGCAGAACTAATAAATCCGCCAATAACACACACCACAAAAAGCATTATTAACTTTTTCATTTTTATACTCCTAAAAGTTATCTAACTACGCCACCACCTAAAATCTTCTGACCACCACCGCCGCCTGCAGGGTCAACCCTCTGCTTTGCACCTATGTCATTGTATCCCGCCGCTGCATTAGCTCCTGTCGGTGGGTTTGTTCCGCTTGCATAAGAACTCCAGAAAGCAGCACAATGTCCGGCATCCAAAGCGCCATATTTAGCTCCGGTATTCGGAGTGTTCCCCGCCAGGACATAGGCCGTTATACTGCCCACTGAAACAAACGGGTCGCTTGATGCGGTAAAAGTATTTCTTAACACAGCATCGGCATCAGTCGGGTCGGGCCAGTAGGTATTTGCCGCTCCGCAGGAATAGTAACAATTATTGCGGTCAATCCTAAAAAGTTTGTCGTAACCGCAATTTACGCCTTTTGCACAGTCATAGAAAATGCAGTCGGTAATAACAGTCACCTGACCTGTGTTGCCCGCATAATCAATGCCATCGTTATTAGCCACATCATTGCCGTCAAATGTGCAGCGGGTTATAATAGCAGGACCACTTGTGCCAGTCAGTATAATCTGGTTTGTAATGTTCTCGGAAAACAGACTGCCTATAATAAGCGGAGAACTCCCATTAGAAACACCGGCAGCCCCGTTACTGTAAAAAATGCAGGAGTCAACCATTCCGCTGGCACCCATAGTGATTCCATTAGTTACATTATCCCGGAAAAGACAATTTACAAAGCAAACACTCTGGTCACCCAAAAAGCCATTGGCTCCGTTGTTATCGAATTTGCAGTTTGCAAATGCAATATAATCATCCGCGCCGGCGGTAAAACCCGCCCGCACGCCATCACTGGTTGCGCCTACAAAACGAAAATTGACAAATACATAATAGAGAGATCCTAAATTATTCGAGGTTACACAATAGGCATTGGTCGTTGTAGCTGAATTGACTTCAACCACACCGCCATCGTTGATTGTCGAGAAATACCCAATAAAAACTACGGGCGCACCTATTGCACCGGCATCATTTATGTCTATGATTGAGTCATTAGTATCAACAGAAGTATATGGTGCTGATGCTTTCACGTATACTATTTCACCGTTACCCGTGCCGACGCCTACCGACCTGCACGCCTTGTCAAAAGTCTGCCATGCAAGTGCTTCAGTTGTTCCATTATCACTATCACTGCCGGTAGTTACATCCACATAATACACAGTAGGTGCTGCCGAACAAACACCAGCCAAACCCAATACGATTAAGAGAACAAGTAGTTTTTTCATTTGTCTATCTCCCGATAAGCCCTTGTGGGCGGTTATTGACGGTCATTGTTACAGTTTCCGTATCCTGCAAACCCGTCCCATCTCCTGCCATAAAGGTCACATACCACGAACCGGCCTGACTGTAAGAAGGCATCCAAGTGAATGTCTTTGTCTCCGAATCGAAGGCCGCTCCCGAAGGCAGGCCACTTGCAGAATATATAATCGGGTCTTCATCCGCATCAGTGGCGGATATAACAAAAGTCAAAGGCTGGTTTTCATTAACTGACTTTGCTCCTATCGCGGCAAGAACAGGTGCGTGATTGCCTGTTAATTTCATGTGCATATCACCCGTGCCATCAGCGCCATTAACAGCTCCATATGAGAAAGATATTAAAGTTGCTGAATACCAATGTTCTGCCCCGTGATCACCGAGAACGGTCGAAACCATCCAGACAGAATCACCTGTGTCCCACCAATCATACCAGCCCTTTGCAGAGTTGTAATAATAAGAATAACCATCATAAATCCCTGCTTTGACAAAATCACCTGTCGAATTGGGATAAAGTGTTCCAGTAAATTCCAAGGTAAATAATTGATATTCATAAGCACCTATATCCGGCGTGACATCTCTTGTGACCATAAGAATATCGGCAACCGGCGCATAAGTCGCATTTGCCCTGTCGATTGCGACACTCGGAACGGCACAGGGGTCAAGTGAGAAATCATTTGTATCGTAGTCCTTGAATATCGCCTCGAAATCTGTCTGATTGTTGTCATAAACATCATCAGTGCTCCAACTGAAAGTCCCGCTGTCCTCGCCCCTTGAATTGCAGATGTTGCGACCTTCATAATCAGGGTCTTCGGAAACAGGAAAAGAACCATTATGCGCATCTAATTCCAGATAATGGGATATGTTGTTTGCAACGCGATAATTGGACATACCGTATCCGATGTATATCTTATTGTCCGTCACGGTATTATTTGCAATCGTGACGTTGTTGCACTCATATATCGTTATGCCGTGAGAGTCCCCGCGTTGCAGCCGTTGAGTGTCATAAACCAGATTATTTTCAATTAAGATGTTCTCCCCTTTTTCGACTATGCCACCGACCCCCAGCCGTATAAACAACCCCTGTTCGTCCGAGTGATGAAACTTATTACGCCGAATGACTGCATTTATGAATCGACTATAAGTCGATGAGACATTACTGCAAGATACCTGCAAACAGTCCGCGTGATACCATCTGCGGACCTCAATGAGAGTTACATCCCCGTTAAACGCAGCGCCCAAAGTACTCGACATAGTAAGAGTATTGCCGGTATGCGAATTGATATACCACCAAGCCGAGCGCACTCCGTTTTTTGTCACGCGCGCCATTTCAGTCGTAGTTGCCGGTATTATGGTAAACGGCGTCCCCGAACCGGCAGTAATCAAATACCTGCCCAGATACACGGCATCGGACGTCTCGAAAGTTTCCGCAATATACGGCTTTGTAATAACAAAATGGTTCGCATCTATCCCCTGCGAATAAACAGTGTAATCCCCGTTATAATTAACAGTTCCTGTTATCCTGATGCGATTACCTCCGCTTAACCCGTGCGGCGTGTTTGTAGTTATTCTCGTTCTTGTCCCACTCGAATATGACTCCGCCGCAACATTCGCAAAGTATGCCTTCAATAAATCATAATTTGCATCCTCATAGATGCCGGATATGCCCGTGATGTAAATCGGCATTTGAATCTCATAAAACTCACTGTCCTCAATAGTCGCATTGGAGGCATCGTATAGCCGAAACGCATCGTGGGATATATTATGGACTTTCGTCCCCGTGACGCGGATAATATTAACATCCGTAGTATATATTCCGAGGCACGCACCTTCGACATTACAATCCTGTATCAGAATCTCGTCACTGTTTCGCAGATACATCCCATAATAAAAACTTCGATATTCGCCCCAGGCTATCCAGGGCAGTCCCCTCGTCTCCTGACCAACTCCGTAAATGTGACAGTTAATGAAGTTCACATCGTTGCAAAACTGCACATACATCCCGTAAGTGGTCTTGTTCGGCTCCGAACCAGTTATATCAGTCGGGACATAATCCCACATCACCGAATTACCCCGCACATTGCAGTCCTGAACCGTCACGTAGTTTGAAAATTTTAGCCCCACCGCGTTGTAGTAACTCGATGTCTTTTTGCCCGGCCCGATATTTATACCAACAAACTTCAAATACTTATTTGTGTAAGTCGAGGCCCAAACATCAACGGCGTTGAAATCGACCGCCGTATGTCCGGTAGCAGCCTGATAGGTCAACCAATTAGTCCGGACGGTAGTGGTCTCGGCGAAGTTGCCGTAACTACCATTCTTCAAATATACCGTGTCCCCGTTATCGGCTACTGCCTGAGCCGCCCCAAGCGTCTCAAACGCCTCCTCCCAGCTTGAGCCATCATTTGCGTCGTTGCCGTTGGCGTCAGCCGCATCAACGTAATAAGTCGCCGCCAAAAGAGGGTTCGTAAAAAGCAATATCATAATAAAATATCTCATTTTTCAAACACCATCCGTGCAAATTTGTGGTTAAAAAGCCACAGATAATCAGCTCATTTTGTTTGGTACGGATTTTTCGGACGGGGACGATATTGTTTGTCCATTGGAGTCCGGAACTCTTTTTGCCGGTCCGAATTCGAGTCCGGCTTCTTCGGCAAGTTTTGCTGCTTCTCGTTCTGCATCTTCTGCCTCCAATTCGGCAAGGGTATGTTCGGCCTGCGATTCTGCGAACCTGCTGCTTGCAATTTGCAGGCGGGCATCCGCGAATTGAAATCCTCTTTTCAAACTGGCAAAATGCTTTTGACTTTTATTGGTATCCGTTCTTTTTTCGGCCGCCTTATCCATCAGTTTGCGGGCCTCATCATCGGCAACCTGTGCAGTCTTAAAGGCGGAGGAGAGGTCGGCCACCTTGGAAGCGATCAAATAAACTTTTCCACGCAAATATCCCGCCCTCTCAAGGGCGATAATCGCATTCTTTTTGTCCTCGGCACAGGCAATCGCCTTGTGGTCAATCTTTTCATCCCAGGGGGCGGGGACGGGTTGGCAGAACTTACCAAGCTTCTCGGCGGTTTCTTTGGGAATGTCATATTTGATTCCCGCAAGGAAGAGACCTAAAGGGCCTGAGTAAACTTTTTTGAATAAGGTCCACATTGTTGACTCCTTATCTATCGTTAGTGGTTAGTGGTTAACTCTCCACCGGCCCGCCCAAAGGCGGGCCGGTGGATGATAAGCATTTCACAATTCAATCAATTCGGTTATGCCTCGATAAGCTCAGCAAGGCCCATCTCCGTTGCATCCTTCGGCATCTGGTCGGATGGGAAGCCAATGGCAATCGCAGACATATTTACGCCAAGAGTGCCGTCGCCCGCAGTTGGGGCCTGGATCCTGACATATCGCTTGTGCGATTTTGCCAAGTTGAGATGTATGCCATAGAGCTTATTATCATCGCCGGCCCCAATTACAGCCGCCAAGGCGGCGCCGGTAATTGCGGTATAGGCTCCGCCGGGTGTATCACACTCCTCAAGCAACGGAGGAGTAGTAATAGCAGTCGAACCCAGGGCTATATCTGTCGCTCCCATCTCAAGGAGGACCAGCAAAGCCGATAGACCCAATGTATCGATATAGGTATTGCCTGCAAAGGCGCCGTTGTCTTTAAGCTGAGGAGGCACTAATTGACCTATTTTGAGTGCTTTCAAAATCGCTCGTAAATCCATCTTAAAATCCTTTCAAAAAACTATTAACCACAGATTAACACTGATTTTCACAGATAACTTAAAACCTTTTTTTGACCTCAGATTCCATTAACCGGAGGCGGTAATAAGGCCGCAAATCGGGCCGGCATCAGTCGTATTACCCACGCCATGGGCATTGACCGTAAATCGATTGAGGCCGCGAATAGCAATGATGCCTTTTTCAAAGTATCGCTCTCTGGATTGCGCAAACTCCATACCACCTCGAGTGCCCAGAATGGCCCCCAGTTTCAAATTTGCCAGCAATGCACAAATTTGGCTGTTGGCTGCGGCCTTAGGCATTACCTGTGTAAATTCGACAGGATAACCAAGTTGCAATTTCTGACGCTGGCCAGCGCCTGTAATTATCTCAGCTGCAGTAGCACCGCCGGCTGCAAGGGCGAGGGCTACAAAAACTGTGTAGTAGAAGTAGCGATGCTCATACCACTTGGCGTCGCCGTTATCGGCATGGTCAGGCAGGATGCCGGGAACAGAGATAAAATTAGCGAGTGTCAATTCGCTATAGGCATTGCCGGCACCGACTACCAGTGATTTGATGTTGGCGATTGTCGCGTTTACGGCCAGGAGGGCCGCAGTGATTCCTTTGAAGGCATAATAGGTGCTTGTGCCATCGCCGACGAACCCACACCGGTCCTCATCATAAGCCATTGACCGTGCCATCAAATCTATTATTAGTTCACCAAGGGCAACATAGGAGTCTTCTTCAAGTTCGAGCGAAAATCCGGTCAAATAACAAATGGTTTTCGGGGTCAAGCTGAGCAGGTTAATTTCCGGTTCATCTTCCGTTATGGTCCCGCCTTCACCGGGGCAGTAGCCAGTCAATAACTTATCGACTTTGGGCACAAGTGTTTGACCGGCACCCATTGGGTGCTTTTGGGCATTCGCGCGGAATTTGCCGTAGGTTTCCAGAAGCTTGATAATGGTAGGGACCTGCTCGACCGTTACAAGAGCACCACCGCCTGTCTGCGAAGAGCCGACCATGGTTTTGCGGCCATTAAAGTCCACAAAATATGGCTCAATACCCATATCATCGAGGGATTTACGGACTGCGTCAAACCGGCTCTGCATTTTCGACATATTAGCCAGGGCACCGGCCAGAACCAGTAGGGTAAAGGCCTTGGCTTCCTGAGGCGAAGAGAACGCCCCGGTATATCTGCCACCTTCAAAGAGAGGGGCAGCGCTGAGCCGGGAGCTTGTTTTGATCTGCTTTTGCAGCAACTTGACGGACTCGCCGACCTCGGTCAGGCCGGTAATAAGTTTGGTGATATCGGCGCCGGTCTTATCCAGCATTTCCTTGTCGGCCTTGGTCCGGTCTTTGATAAGGTCGAGGACCTCTGTCTTGGAGGCCATGTTCTTTTTGATATCGGCCACACCCGTTTCGATAAGATCAGCAGTCTCTTTCAACTGCTTTTCTATTTGTTCGTTTGTCAACATTTTATACTCCTTCAAAAGTTGAAAAAGCTTTTTTAGTTCGTGACACCAATTGCCCGGATTTGTCCTCGTCCCCGCACGGGATGGATTCGACAGGGTCCTCACCGGACAAGAGGACATCCGCAAATTCATCCGAACCAGGGACAAGTAACGACTTTATATCTTCGAGAGAAGTCTCGATAGATTCGCGAAGCGTGGAAATTTCCTTAGAAAAAGAATTAAATTTATCATCGACATAAGATTTCAGGTCCTGCTGGTCTGGCTCTTCGTAAAAGGTTTTTGACCTTGCCAGCGCCGAACGATTCGAGGGGACCGGGACGGCGGAGATTTCCAGAAGCTCAATCTCCTCGTGAACAAAAATCCGCTTACCTTTGTTTTCCTGCCAGTTGCCTTTCACGGGGATAAAACCGACACTGAATGCCTTCATGTGGCCATCCTTGTATAATTGCCAATATTCCTCACCGAGCGCAGTGGAGGCGAACCGCATCTTAAAATCAACCTCCTTATCGGTAATTTGAATGCTTTCGGGGATAGCAGAACCGATAACCGGAGATGAGCCGGAGGCGAGCCGGTGCTGATGGGCGGCCAGAATTACAGGATTGGCCTTAAAAGAGGCAATCGTGCCGACAAATGCAGATGGCAGAATAATCTCCTCATCACGGTCGAGGTCCATTGTCGAAGCCACCGCCTCGAGTGAACGGGAATCCTGGTCGATTTGCCGGACCTGAGCGAAAAAATATTTTGCTTTAACGGACATTTTTGTCTCCTTTCATTTTTTCATAAGTATAAAATCCCTGAATTTCCTTGCCCGGCATTATGGCAAGCTCGACGCAGCGGCAATTTATAATCTCCTCAGGCGGACCTGCAGGGTCGGTGGGATACATCAAGGTCGCTGAGCCGACCTTAAAAGGTTGCTCCAATGGAATGCCATCGACGTAAGTTGCCTCGGCCTCTCTGTGCGAATCTCTGACGGCGTTGTCACGGGCGGACAGCCAACTTTTTAATTTCATCCCGGAGGCCTCCAACCCCGCGTGCCTGCCGGCACTAACGGCGCTGCCGGTCTCCAGACGGGCAATAGTTAATGCCCTTGTGCGATTGGAACCGAGGACCTGGCGGACACGGGACGCAAGCTCATTTATGCCCTCACCTGCCTCAAGGCCTTCCCGTAATTGATTAGCAATCTTTTTCTGTGTATTGGGATTGACGGATTTTAGTTTTTGAGAGGATTGAATCAATGCCCTGTGAACCACCTGCTTTAGCTTGACCTGCTCAACCCGGGCGTTTAACTCCTTGCCCTCGAGTTGCAAGGTCTCGATAAGGGTCTGACGAACACCTAATTCGCTTGCCTTTCCGAAGAAAGTGCGATGAATGATGTCAAGCTTATTATCCTCAGATTTGAGGTCAAAAGTTACGCGGGCTATAATTTGGTCGCTCGTCGCTCGTCGGTTGTCGCCCGCCGCTCGTATCTCATCACTCGTCGCTCGTAGCTCGTCGCCGGCCTTTGCCTTAGGCAAATCATTAAAGGCGATCTTGAGTTTGGATAGTAGGATTCGCTGTTGACGAATAAAATATAATCGCAAGGAATTTTGATATTCTTTTTCAATACCTATCCAGGATGCGGTCCAACTCCGCCAGAGACGCATTCTTCGTGGCTCGTCGCTCGTATCTCGCATCTCGTCTTTCTGGATTCCCGCCTTCGCGGGAATGACAGTTTTATTTGGCTCCCCTTCGGAGCCGCCGCCTTCGGGAAGGACGGGACCCGTCATTCCTTCAAGGCCGGCATCGAGAGTAAAATCGGCGGGGACCTGGCCCATCGGAACCCACCAGTGGTCCCCCCAGTCCGTTTCCTCGTAAGGCAGATCGTGGGCGGCAATAAGCTGGTTCAAAGTGACGCCGGATGCCGTGAACTTCAGGACCTGCTCAGCCAGCTCCCTCTTGACCCGCTGGACTACAGGATGCTGGGTGTAATCGAACCAGGCAAAGACAGGACGATTATTGGCGACAGCCTTCTCGTAATTATTCAGCCATGAACGATTTTTATACAGATTTTTACATCTTGAAAATTTATTAAAGCGGCTGTCTTTTAATTCCAGAGAGCGAACATCAGACGACCAGAACCTTGATAAAATGCCATCGGTAATCTCACTTGCGAAAAGTTCGGCAATAGGAATAATCGTATTGAAAATAAAGTCCTCCTGGGCGGGGCCGTGAGAATACTGGGCCTCGGTAATAAGACCGACCACGCCGGGCGGAACGCCAAATGCGGAACAGATTTTCTTGTCGGACATAATCGTCAGATTAGCGACATCCATATCGACCATGTTCATAGCGATTGTCTTGATGTCCATACCACCGGTTAAAATGGCCGTTCGCTTGGCCTTGCCAGCGCCTGCATGTCGGGCATCAAATGTATTTCGTAAATATTCGACCTGTTCAGGTTCTGGTCGTTGTGGATGTAATAATATTGCTCCCGGATCAGCGCCGTTTTGAAGAGCGGCGGTGTTAAATAACTCAGCGGCATAGGTGTAATTTATGCTCTGCTCAGCGGCAGTTGCAGGCCCGATTCCGTGAAAGCGATCGTAAGGATTGAAATTGCGGGTCTGATGGACGTTGAGTGTAGTAAATTTCTCGACATGGCCGCCGCCGCTAAATTCCCAGCCGAGCAACAGGCCCTGACTTCCGCCCTTGTCGGTCAAGGCCCTCATCTGTGTGCCGGATACAATAAGAAACTCGGTAGGACGAATGCCGGCCGCCTCCGTAAAGACAATAAAGACATCGCGGGTCAGTGCATAATGGCCGACCCAATCCGTAACGAACTTTTTGAAAGTCATTAAAGGGTTCTTAAAAAGCACTTCCCACAATGGGCCGGATTCGATAATTTTCTCATCAATGGTGGAAAGGACCAGAGGCAGGCCCAGCATCGTAGTTATGATTTTAGTTATGCAGGCAAAGACAAGGTCAACCTGCTTATAGGGTTTTGTGGGCTTGCTTAATGAAGAATCAATCAAATCGCCGCCGGTCAGCCAGATATGGGCAAGCTGGCTTAAACCGATGCCTTTCACCTGCGATTCGATTTGCTTATCAACGGCAATTTGAAGCATCGATGCGGCCTCGGCACTCAAGTTATTCCGCTGCTGGTTCAAAGCAAAATTACCTCCGGAACAACATTTGATACCGCTGCCTCTATCGCCAGGGCACTTGCCCAGAAATCATCGGCGTGACCGGCATCGGTAGAGGCGGCATCGTAACGGACATTGCCGGAAACCGTGACAGTCTTGCGGACTGAATGAAAACTCTCGCGAGTGTCCCTGTCGGCGGGGACGCGAATACGCTTATCCTGAAAACGTCCCAATATCTGGCTTGCCAAATGGTCTTTGACCTCATTTGTAAATTTGACCTTCTCGACCCGGTAATCACCGAACTTATCCTGCAGGGATTCGACCAGCATATCACCTAATCCTGTAGCATCGCCGCAGAAGCGGCGAATGTTCTGATTGATAAGCAAATCCGTTGCAACCTGCAACTGGACCGCATAAGGGGTCTTATGCAGCCGCTCAATTTTGCGGGGGACAAGGACATCGCCGACAAGCTCATTAATCCATATAACCGTCAAATCCTTCTCCCTGCCAACATCCATACCGGCATAATAATTGTGGCGATCTTTTGTATGAGGGACAAGAGACTGGAGACAATCAGCAGATTCGCAGGATTGATACAAATCGTAAGGAATAAGGGAAGTCAATGCAGTTGAAGGAATGCACATATACTCGCGATTGTAGGCATCCTCATTACGACATTTCGCTCGACATTCGGCAAGAAACTTCCTGCGGGCTTCAAGATCGATATGGTCTAACTTATAAATCTTTTCAGCCAGACCCTGCGCAACAGCCAGAGTAATCGGGACCTCCTGCAACGACCAGGGAAGAACATTGTCCCTCGCAGGGACCAATTCGCCTGAACGGATCCGCCTGGCGGTCTTTATAAGATTATCAAATTCAGAACCTTCGGCGTTGCGGGTTGAGAGAATCGAGATGTCATAGCCCCACGTGGTAACGGGCATCGCGGCATCCAGCATCTCACCCGGACTATCATGCCAGTCAAACTCATCGAGACCGACATCGCCGCCCTTGCTTCGGAAGCGGCGGGGATTGGAGCTCATAGAATTTATGCGGGAGCCGTTTGGAAATTCCACGACGTAATTATTAAATCGAAACCCCTTATCATCCACCAGCTCCTCGGTGAGAACATTGACAGCCGCCTCAAAAATTTTGCACCATTGCTGGCAGTATAAGGAAAATTCCACAGCAGCGGACTCATCTGATGAGCTGAACCAGTAATCACGCCTGGTATCCGACAAATTTCGCCTGCGGACAACACGATAACTTTCGGCGTAAGTAGCGCCTATACGGCGGGACTTGTCCCAGAGTTTAAAATGCGAATCATCCGTAATCCAGGCGACCTGATATGGCAGGAAATAATCTTTAGATAATAAATCTTGAATCACGTTTTAACGACCCCTAAATGCTCATCTATGATTTCCTGAATGAGCTTCCTGTTGACACCGGCCTTGGTCAATTTGGCCTTTGTCGATTCGGTGACGGTCCTGATTTTCTTTGTGAGCTGCTCGCGGATGTATTTATCAGCAGTAATCGAGACGTTCATACAATCACGGACGGCCTGTGAGACTTCTTTCAACTGCTTAGTCGAAAGGGATTCCTCTTCCGCAGCGAGCTGGACGATATGGGCGGTAATCATTTCGGCGGCGGCCTTCTGAGTGGCCGAGGCCTTCTCCTCAGTCAGGTCCTTCATTACGTCCCTGACGATGACCCCGGCATCCTTCATCCGGGCAAGCATCCGCATCCTGATACCAAACCTGCCGATAGCGGATTCACTGGCAATAAAACCTTTCTGTTTGCAGTATTCGACAAGGTCCTCATAACGCGGCTTGCCTTTGCGCTCGCCTTTGAAATCATCAGGCCACTGATTATCAACAATCATAACCGTCAAGGCCTGCTGAAGGGCAGGCGGGAGCTTATCGATTGAATTATGAACACGTCGAGTCATTATTAACCACGGATTAACATGGATTTTCGCGGATTATTAAAAATCATTTTTAGCTATAGAGACCACAGAGGTCACAGAGAAAAAACATGTTTATATCTCCAGAGACGAATCTGATTGAATGTTGTCGGCAATATCTTTGCCGGCGGCGGTCAGGCCGATGAATTTTTTATCGAACGAACCGGAACCGCCAATTTGCTTGTTAATAAATTCGATAGAATCTTCCTGACGCAAATAGGCGACATCCTTAAACTCGATATAATCTATCTGACGCAAATAGGCAGTATCCTTGTCAAGCAGTGACAAAGTGTAGTGCTCGTCAAACCCGCAAAGGACCCTGTAAAGGGTCTGAATCTGTAATGGAATCGGATAGAGACGATTGAGATTGCTTAGAATCAATCGCCGCATCTGCATAATCTTGATTGCTTCAGGGTCTTTTTTCATTTGGGGTTTTCTCCATTGCGCATTCCCGCGACGATGGTGCGGGCGATCTCCCCGCAGATTTCAGGGAGTTTGTCAGTGACGGTCAATTTGCCTTCGAGGCGATTTACACTGGCACATAACTGCTCCATGCTGCGGCGGGTCCAGCCGGTTTCGCGAAGGAAAAGCTCGCTATCGACAAAAGTCCTTTCGCAATCGACCTTACACCGTGAAAATTCGGATTGAAGGGCCTTTAATTCGGCCTCATGCCTATCAGCCCGCAGACTGAAAGAACGAATTGAGTTCTTTATGGACTGGAGATTTACAAGAATCAAACTGCCGATGAGGCCAAGCATTGAACCAATCAGAACGAGCGCCCATTGTGACGACATTTAGAACTCCTTTTCAATCGCGGATTAACAAGGATTATCAAAGACCTTTCTTTAACCACAGATTAACGCTGATTTTCATTAGCGAACTTAGATTGGACCGGTATTCTGCAACGGGTCATGAATAGCATCGACCACATCCTGCGTTGCCCCGGTTTGATTGTCGCTAAGGACCTGCTTTGCAGCCTCGATGTTGGAAATGACAGGTGACTTCAATAACTCATCGACGGAAGTAACGACATCGGTAAGCACTGCCTTGCCCTGGTTGAGCTGTTTTTGCTGCGAGATAGTCTTGAGGATGCTGGCTATAAGGCCGGCCAATATAGTCGCCAAGGCGCTGCCGAGATAAATATAACCGCTATACTTCGAGGGCAAGGTCGCACCCAACTGGCCGGCGCCAACGGCGTAGAGCTGGATCTCTTGTGCAAGGCCTAAATTATTTACATCAGCGCCATTAAGAATTGCCTGATATGAGACAATGGCGGACATTACTTTCTGCTTTTCCAACTTTAATTTGGCCAACCGGGCCGAGGCCTCACCCAAAACCTTCTGCAGGGCAGGCTTGCTTTCTTCAGGGACGTTAGGGTCCTGTAAAAGCAATTGGCTATCCTGGACCACTTTCTCGATATCGCCGATGGAAACATCGACTAATTGGTTGACTGCAACCGCCTGGTTCATCAGGTTCTTCACGGCCGCCACACGCTGCGAAGGGGAGGTATCGCAACCGGTCATTAAGCCACAGAGAGCAAAAAGAAGGATGAGCGACAAGAGACGAGCGACGAGAGACGAGCGACGAGGTCGGCGGGGTTTGCTGGGTTTGCATTTACTGAACATAAAAGGTTCCTTTCTTTTCTGGCCACAGAGGGCACAGAGAACACAGAGATAAAAAAAGTTTTTAACCACGGATTAACACGGGTTTTTACCGATTATCAAAAATCATGCTTAACCACGGATTAACACGGATTTTTACCGATTATCAAAAATCATTCTTAACCACGGATTAACAAGGATTTTTACGGATTATCAAAAATCATTCTTAACCACGGATTAACACGGTTTTTTTTTGGAGGGCTTCAAAAATGCAGAAAGCCCCCGACCAAGTTTTGATACAACTCAGCCGGCGGGCCTTAATATGCACGTCGGAATTTGTTAATGAATGCAACAAGCATCCATGCTGTCAATCACAAACTAATAATGTTATCGGGAAAGGGCAAGGGAAATCTTAAAAAAATTTTAACCACGGATTAACACGGATTAACACGGATTTCAAAAAAGGCAGGATTTCAGGGGAAACGTTTTTGACCACGGATTAACACAGATTAACACGGATTTCAAAGGGATCAGGGGTCGGGGGTCAGGGGCCAGGGGTTGGGATTTCAGGGGGGCTTTGGGGGTTCCCAAGTATGTCCACAATTCAAACAGGTAATTATAATTTCTTTGCTACGATGCAATCCGACCAGTAATCCTAAAGGTCCTAACAATATAGCACCACCAACGGCCTTGCCTCCGCTAAATCCTTTTTTGTTTGCAGTTATTTGCAACGAACCACATCGAGGACATTTGATAGGTTCAGAGTTCAATTTTGGGGAAGGAGCCGGAATAGTTTTTTGGTTGTTCTCTATAACTAAAGGTATGATTTTTAGGGCGAGAAAACGGTCCGAACATCCCTTACACTTTATTTCTCGACCTTCATATTCTTTAGGTATTTCCTGTTCTTCTTTACATTTGGGGCATTGGGTTTTCACGCGTTCTTCGCCTTTTTAGATTTTGTTTCCATCGGCTCGGGTCCAAGTTCTTCTTTAATTTTTTTGACTTCAGCCGATTCTTCAGGAGACAAAATGCGTATTTTTTCGGTTTTTATGAAATTCTTAAGAAGCAAGGCCCTATCTTCTTCAGAATGGATACCCACAAAACCAGTAAAATAAGCATCAATGATTGTTTGTCGCAATTCTTTTCTCGCCTCTATTCTGGCCTGTTTGATGTTTTTTTGAAAGGCTAATTTGCGTAATTTTTCTCGAAGTGCAGGTTCAAGAACCATATAGATAAGAAATGCTGCTGCGGCGGAGGGACTGTAATCCTTGCTTGGAGCGTGGAATTTTTCCCACTCTTCAAGGAGTTCACGAGAAAAATTATAACCTCTTTTCAAAAAATCTTCAGTCATATAATCATTTGATATTAAAGAACTTAACAGGTTTCAACGGTAATTTTCAGTAATTTTGGGAAATAGAGAGAACTTTTATGTTGATTCCCGCCGATACATAGGATACGTTTGTAATACTTTCAAAGAGAATTGAGTTATGGCGACAATAAGACCTGTAGAAACCTTGCATTTTGACAAGAGGAATGACAAAGGGCTTTTTCGGAAGCTCAATGCCGTGGCGCCGGTTGTCTCTCGAAAGCCCCATGACCTTGTAAGAGTGCTCCTCCTGCGGGAATTAAACAAAATAATCGAACAGCACGGAATAGATATTTACCAACAGGATACAACTCAGCCGGCTGTCGGCTGAGTAATTATTGTCCCTCCCCGCACCTTAGCGATAAAGGTGGCGGGGAGATAAAAATAGCAGGATCCGTCCTGAGAATTGATAAGTGAGTAATGATAACTGAAAGAAAACAGGAAGTCAAGGGAGAAATAAAAGAATTTTAACCACGGATTAACACGGATTAGCACAGATTATGGGCATGAAAAAAGCACAGAAAAAGCATCTGGCGGACATTTTGAGCGAACTCCCTGAATTAAAAGGGTTAGACCTTAGAGCAAGACTGAGTTTGGCCCTTATTGCATTGGATGGCATCCATTTATTAGACCAGGTGAAATTGCTAAATATGACAAGTTTTTGTTTAAGTATCCCTTTGCAATTTAGGCCACAGAAGACATGAGGCGAAAAGAATTTTAACCACGGATTAACACGGATTTACACGGATGGGCACAGAGAAAGTTAGCCACGGATTAACACGGATTTACACGAATTTTATGTTAAGAAAAATAGTCATCCATCTGATTATTACGGGGATTGTCATCCTTTCGATGTTTGCAGGGTTCCTGTTTGCAAGGGTATTATTGATAATTTAAAAAATAGCCACAGAGGGCACAGAGTGCACAGAGAAAATTAGCCACGAATTAACACGAAAAAAGGACATGGAGAATTTGAACCACGGATTAACACAGATTGGCGCAGATGAATAGACGAGACGAAATAGCCATTGACCACGGATTAACACGGATAAATGAGAGAATCAACAGGTTCTTATACGGGTTCATAATGGGAACGATTCTGGGCGGCCTTTTTTGCCTTTTGGCAATCCTCCACGGGGCGGGAGGGTCCCCCCCTCTCCCGCACCCGGAAAATAATACCACCTTGCCAGCCTCAGAGAGTACAGAGGACATAAAGACAGGGTGGATAAATGATACAGCTCTCTCCTCCACGATGCCTGCCGGAGCAAGCGAGCCCGGCGGGCATGAAACCAGACCCACTACGTTGTGGGTTAGCTATCCACTGACACAGGGGCGGGAATGGGCCTCCATCCTCCGCCCCGAAAATAATCCGCCACCCCCAGATGTTTCTGTCGGGGACAAGCAGCGGATAAACGATATATTCTCCCTTCCAGCCGAACCCTCCGGTGTCAAGATTGCCACCGGAGGGCATTTTATAAGCACAGATTGGTTAGATGAACTTGTTGATAAAATCTGGCAGCAGGAATCATCGGGACGACTTAATCCACCCGATGGTGATAACGGCAGGGCAATAGGGCCATTTCAAATCCATCAGGAGGCCCTTACAGATGTCAATCAACGGTTCGGATTGAATTACGCCCTCTGGGATATGCGGGATATCGAGAGGGCAAAATTAGTCGCAAAACTTTATATCGCAATGCATCTTGATAACCATCTCGAAGAAATCTCATCAATGATTTTTCATTATGGACCCGCCGGCTGGCGGGGAAAAGATGTCGATGGTTATTGGGAGAAAATAAAAAATATTAAATAAGGTGAGGTGAGGTGAGGTGTGGCGATGCGAGGTAGGGTATGGTGTGGCGCGGTATGGCGGGGCGAGGTATGGCGTGGTGGGGTGTGGTTCTGTATGGTGCGGTGCGGTCGAGTATGGTTTGGTAAGGTGGTGTGGGGCCCGGTCGGGCATAGCAAGGTAAACTAAGGTTTTTTAAGAAAGGAAATTTTGATGGCAACGAAAACAATTAAAATCGAGATCACAGGCAAAAGCCCCCTGTTGATGAATCAGTATCCGATGGTAAAAATCGAGGGTTTTGAAAATAAGTCAAAAGAGGACCAGGCTGAGGTTGCAGCATATCGAGACCCCGATACAAAAGAGCTTTACATTCCAGCGATTTGCATACAAAGGTCTTTAGTTAATTCTGCAACTTACAGCAAGGGCAAGGGTAGGGCTTCATTACAAAAAGTAGTGGCAGCCTGCGTAATGATTGGTCCTGAGCGGATTCCTTTGGGAACAAAAAATTACTCAATCGATTCGAGACCAGTTGTTATTCCGGCTACGAAAGGGCGAATCATAAAACATCGCCCACGATTGAATGACTGGAAATGCAGTTTTGATTTAGATTATGAGGATACCTTGATGAAAGAAGACCAAATAAGAAAAATCGTCGACGATGCAGGCGAAAGAGTGGGTCTTCTCGATTTTCGACCTGAACGAAAAGGTCCATTTGGGCGTTTTATGGTAACCAAATGGGATTCAAATCATAGATAAGGATGGTACAGCGAGGATGGGAGAAACCGCAGACGCAAAAATATTATGAAAAAATAAAAATAGCCACAGAGAACACAGAGAATTTTAACCACGGATTAACACGGATTAACAGGGATTAACGCGACAAAAATCAAATGGCAAAAAGAACAATGAAATCCAACAAAGGCCGATTGATTGCAAAAGCCCGCTATAAGGAAATCTCCGGATTGCTCAAAGGCGAGGCAATTGGTCAATATCTTAAAAACCGTTCAGAGAAAGCATTTATTCCAGATCAGGATGCCAGAAGAAATTATGAACAATGAACAAACGATTACAATCGAGGCGGTGGTTTGCCCGCAATGCTTTAAGCCGATACAAGCACAGGTCCTGCCGGCACAGACAAACCGCTATCAAACCGAGTTCAGGACGTACTTGGGATACTGTTTCAAATGCAACTGCGGATGGGAAGTCGTTCAATTCAAAAAGACCCAGGGGGACCCCCCGGTTGCCTTATGGCTCATCCATAAATACCAAAAATACCCGGTAAGAATGATGGGCACCGATGGTTGCTCGGCAACACATCCGATGGGAATGGATACAATTGTCGAGAAATGTCACCCTTCCGGCAAATGGACAATGCTAAACGAAATGCCGGAGCCGGCGCCGGTCCTAACGGGCCCCGGGGGAGAATACGATAAAGAATGGCCGCCGGGAATAAAGGGGGAAGTTACCCCGGAAACGAGCGAACTATTAGGCAATTTTCAAAAGGCATTAAATGCCGTCAATCAGGCCATAGAGTGCCTTATAAGGCATTTTCAAAAATGACCGTTCAAACTTTAGCCGCAGAGAGCACAGAGACCACAGAGAAAAATAAAAGAAATGAACCACGGATTAACACAGATTAACACAGATTTTATAGGGCAGGCGAAAAACCCCGTAAACGCCGAAGAGCTTGCCAACATTTCCACATATAAAAGAGATGAGGCGGTCCGCCGATTGGGGATCATACAGCAATTCAACCAGTTCAGCCGCCAACACAAACTAACTACAAACGAGGCGATGGACCTATTCATCGCTGGCAGCAGGGGACTGACGAGGACCACTCTATACCGCTGGCTTAAAAATTTCAGGATGCAGGGACTTTTGGGACTTGTCGATATGAGAGGAGGAGGCAGGTTCGACAATGAAATTATAGATGAAGAGGCATTTGAATTTTTCAAATCACTTTTTCTCACGCAGCAGCAGTTGCCCTTAAAAACCTGCTGGCGAAATACCAGTTATATCAACAAATCGCAAAAACGCGGCTGGAAAATTCCGCCCCTGCCCGTGATGTATAGGGTCGTCAAAGACAGAATCCCGCTGCCGGCAATTGTGCTGCACAGGGAAGGCCTGGCGGCTTACGAGGCAAAGTGCGCACCATATATTGAAATTGACCCGGACAGCATCGAGCCGAACCAGGTCTGGGTCGGAGACCACAGCCAGTTCAATTGCGTGATTCGACACCAGAACGAATGGATCAGGCCCTGGATGACGGTCTGGCAGGACCTGAAGAGCAGGATGATTGTCGGCTGGTATATTTCCGTTATTCCCAACCAGACGACAATCCTTCTATCAATGAAACGGGCGATAGAAAAGTTTGGGCCGCCCGAATCGGTCAAAATCGATAACGGCAAGGATTATGACAGCGAGTTATTTACCGGCGTTACCAAGCAGGCCAGGCTCAGTAAAGGTTATCTCGATGAGAAAATGATGGCCGGCATATACGCGATGATGGACGTCAGCGTATCTTTTGCGATACCTTATAACGCAAAGGCCAAGCGAATCGAGAGGTTATTTGCAACAATCGATTCGCAGTTCACGGCAACCTTCGATTTATACTGCGGAAAAGACACCAAGCGAAAGCCGGAGGACCTGGTAGAAAAACTTAAGGACCCGGGCACCATTCATAAGGGCATAAGTTTTGAGAAGTTTGAGTCATTGTTTGCCTCTTACGTTGAGGTTTATAACGTTAATGCTCACAGCGCAAAAGACATGGAGGAACAAAGCCCAATAGAAGTGTTCCAATCCCGCCGAATCCACAGGATCCTTGTTCCGGGAGTTGTGGACCTTCTTATGCGGGTATGGAGCCGCGAGCTGATGGTCGGCAAGAACGGTGTCCAATTCAAAGGGATTTACTACGGCCAGTATAACAGGGAGCTCCTGATTCATCAGGGACGAAAAGTCAGGTTGACTTATGACCCCGATGACCTGCGAAAGGCCTATATCTACGATGCGGCAACACTCAAGCTCATCACAATCGCCGAGCAAAACCAGCTTATCAATTACGGGACGGCGGTCAAGGAAGAATCACTGCGAAATGCAATGAGGGAGAAACGAAGGGTCCTGCGGGTAGCAAAGGATTTCCGCAATAGCGAGCTTACCCGGAATATGGACCTGACAACATTAACGATAAGGGCAATGCAGGAAGTGGAGAGAGACAGAAGACAGGAGACAGGAGACGGGGAACAGAAGACAGGAGACAGGAGACAGGAGACGCAAAAAATTTTAAGGCCAATACGGACACCATTAGATGACCAGGTGGCGGAGCATGAAAGACAAAAGGTCGTCAAGATACTCCGAAAAGCGGTGGGGGCGGAATCGATGAGAGAAGGATTAGATTTGGATTTTTCAGTGTTAAAGCGGAAAAACAGGTTCGAGGGTGTGAGATTGTTCGATGACAGAAAATAATATCCAGCGGGGACTGGAAAGGGACAGCCAGATAATCATAGAAAGGATTCCAATGGACTTGACTTTGCAGAAGGCGAGGAAGATTGCAGGGTCTCTGCAGGCCTTTCTGAATGAACGCGGCTGGAGCCAGACGAAGGCGGCCGAGGCGATCGGGGTAAGCCCCACACAAATCAGCCAGTTTCTCGCCGGCAAATACAAGGGTAATCTTACCGACCTGATAAACAAGGTCGTGAACCTGATAAACTCCGTTTCCCGCCGTGAGACGCGTGTCAAAAGCAAGCCATTTGTCGATACCTCGGTTGCAATAAAAATCCGCACACTTATAACCCAGACCGAGTCATTCAGCGATAAAAATGAGGAAGGGAAAATCGGCATTATAGTAGGTGATGGAGGCCACGGTAAAAGCCACTGCATGCGGCAATTTGCCGAAGCGAACAAGAACACCGTCTTTGTCGAATTCGATGATGCGATGACTTCGACGATGCTGTTCGCCGAGATTGCCCACAAACTTGGTATTGATTCATCAGGGTCACTGGCGAATGTCACGCGGCGGCTCATAGATAACCTGCAGAACCGGCATATCATTATCATGCTCGATGAGGCATCGAGCCTGACAATCAAGCAACTCAACCAGCTCCGCCAGATAATAGTCGTCAAATCGCGATGCCCATTGGTCCTCGCTGGTAACAGGCACCTATTGGATACGGTCATGCAGCCGACTACGAGGCGAGGTTATGAATCTTTAGACCAATTCACATCACGTCTTATGGCCGTCATGGACCTCGATGTGAAGGCATCCAATAAGGATGGAGGGCTTTATACGGCAGAGGACATCAGACAACTGTATGAATACGGCGGGATAAAAATTACCGGAGATGCAGTGAAGACACTTCAAAAGATTTGCAAGACATCACGCGGCGGCAGGTTGCGGACCTGCGGCCATATTATAGCGGCCCTGCATATTTCATCGCTTGTCATTCGTGAAGGGATTATCGATTCTGAACTTATCATTCGGGCAATAGAAGAGCTTGACCTGCCGGTAAAGGTCCGGCTGCCATTGATGACAAAAGAAGAAATTGAAGAGGAGGAGCAGGCACAGGTTGCGAAGGCGGGATAAGTTCGTGAAGCGTGAAGCGTGAAGCGTGAAGCGTGAAGCGTAAAAGTGAATGGTGAATCGAAAATGCTGGATTGCAATGAAATCCTGTGGCACCTGGATGTTCCCGCCTGTGAGATAAAGTCAGGTGTAAGGACCCATCTGTCGGCAATCGGGATGGTCCGGTGCTGGGAACTTTGTTATGTCCTTCAATGTTATGACCCGGAATCTCTGGCCGACAAGGTCTGGGACATGATAAAAAGGCGAAAGCGGATAAAGAGGCAGGACAAATGTTGATACTAAATTTTACTGATAGGGCCAGAAGATATGTTCAACAGAGTCCGCAAACCAAAAATTTACCGGATTTTGCGAAAAGACGCCTTATCAAAGGATTGGCCAATTTATTAAGCAACAACTACAAAGAAGGTTTTTGTCTTGGGACCAAAAGCAAATCAAATGCTGACAAAGGACCAGGTAAAACTTGTTCAGACGGCGGTCAGAGCGGCGGGGATCCGCAGCGGAAAATTTGACGGCAGGTACCGCTTGCTGCTGAAGCAATATAAACAATACTACGGCCGGCCGGTGACGAGCTGCAAGCAATTGACCAACCGCCAGCTGGATGACCTATTGGCGATATGCGAATCGTTAGGTTTTAGGATGCTGGGTAAAAATGAAAACTTTTTCAGAAACAAAATAATAAGGTTAACAGATGAGATAAGTTTCGCACAAATGGAGGCAATCAGACACCTTGCCTGCGACTTGGGATGGAGCGATATCCAGATGGAAGGATTCTTAATGAGAATGACATCAGACCAGGTTAAATATCTGCCGGCATTAACGGCAAAACAGGCGTATGTCATAATCGAAGGCTTTAAGAATATCGTGGGTAGAAAAATTGGAGAACCAATCCATAATATGCAGGATGCAAAAAATAAAATTAAAGGAGCCAGGGATGGACAAAAACAAACGGGCTAAATCAACGGAGCTGCCTCTTGTTGTTATAAAAAACTGGCAACAGGCGGACGAGTTTGTTTTGCGAACGGGCCAGCTACAAACCGACATCCAACGTGCGGAATTGTCGGCCAAAACCAAAATCGACAATATAAGGAAAGACCTTGCCGGTGCGGTTGAGGACGCCCAGGATGGAATAGACCTTTACGTGCGAAGTTTAGAGGCGTTCGCCACAAACCATCCTGATGATTTCGGCAATCTACGCAGCCGGAAATTGAATTTTGGGGTCCTCGGCTGGCGAAAAAGCTCATTTATTACCACCTGCAAAAACACACTATCACTTATCAAGGACCTATTCTCACCGGTGAAAATCAAGCAGGTCCTTCGAGTGAAAGAATCCATCGACAAAGAAGCGCTGGCGAAGCTCACGGATGATGAGATAGCTTCGGTCTCGGCCCGGCGGGAAGAAAAGGACATCTTTTTCGTCGAGCCAAATAAAATTGAGGCGGCGGACCTAAAATGAACGAAATCAACGTGACAAGCTCGGAACTGGCAAGGTGCCTGACGATACTCGAAGAGACGGAAACGCCCTTGACCGCCGTTGAAATAGCTGCGAGATTATATCTTGGCGGCTGCCGTGAGACGCAGCGTCGCCACGTTCGGGCGATTATTGACCAGCTCCGCAAAGCCGGGGCGAAAATCGTGGCGACTTTAACGGATGGATACTGGCTGACTAAGGATTTGTCGCTGTGGCGTGATTACTTAGAAGGGCGGCAGATTGATGCCAAGTCAATCCTGGCAGAAACGTATAAACGAAAGCGAATGCTGATGGATTGTAAGGGTCAAGGTGTTCTCTTTAGCCAGGTAATGAGCGTGGGGATTGGATAAATGAACGAGCCAAATGAAATGCTTATTTTAGAATTGAATGGGGGAATAAGATTGCGATTAGCATACCAGATTGCAAGACAAATGGATGCTCGCAGACTTGGGACGGATTTTAGAAAGTTAGACCTCGGTTTTGAATTGCCGGTGGGCTGGCCGGTTGATATGAAGGCACAACCGACATTAGCACAATTGATAGTTCTGGCAAAGAAGTTGAACCTGCAAATTGCAATAAGCGACTTGAACGTTTTGCCACTTAAAAAGTAAAAAGAAAGGAAATGCCAAATGACGATGGAACGCGGGTACCCCTCAGAAACCGATATTGATAGCTTCCTGGCCGAGCGAGGGTTGGAGATTGTGCCGGAGAACATCTCCCCCTGGTTAATTGAATTCAAACAATTCGTCTGGGGGGTTCTTAATAGATTAGACTGGCCCGGGGCGCTGGCGGTTTATTGTGCAACGGGGACCACATTTAACGTGGCGGGGGGTAAATATAATTACTGTGGCAAGGTAAAAACTTATACACCCGGAAGTTCAGTTGATCCGACAGATAGTGACACAACCTATATCTGGCTCAAACCCGATAATACTATCGGCTCCGGGATAGACGGCAGCGGCTGGCCTGCGACAGAACATATCAAGCTCGCCGAAATCGACGTCGATTCTGAAGGAACAATTACGGAGATTCGCGACCTGCGAGGTGAGACATTTTTACATTTTTCCAATCCGATTCTTTTACTCTCTAGCGTGGATTCCGTCAATTTGGATTCAGTGGCCACTACAAATCTTTACACAGTGCCTACTGGTAAAAAAATGGTGGTTGACCATATCAAGATCCTTAATTTATCTGCGAATGCTACCAGCGCCGTTGCCACCTTCGGCAAGAGTACGGCCAAGACGGATTTTCTGGCTGCACAGACGTTATCGAACCTGAATGCCGCTGGCAAAGCAGGTCGCTTGATGCCGGTGCCGAACGCCACAACACCGGCAATTATAGAATATGCTGCCGGGGAGATTTTTGTAATTGATGTTACAATCGCCGCCAGCATCGCCTGCACCTGCACCATTGATGTGTTTGGGACTTTGACTGATGCTTAAATGCCGACTCTACTCAGGCATGGGTGCATACCCTTTACTGCCATAAAAAAGGGCTTGTAATAACCCTTTAATGAGGCACAAATGTCGGACATTCTCGAATTCACTGGGACGCTGCTTATACCCGATTCAACGGGGGATTATTTTGAGATAGAAGACTACGAAGGTAACCCTTGCCATTATAATTCCGTAACGGGTTGGTACCACTTTTGGAATATTTACACGTCCTACTGGTATGTATCTCCCCAACTTGGTGGTGCAGGTCAATATTATTGGATTTCCGAGGATATGATTTCCTCTGAATATTCCCCCGGTGGAGAATCCTCTGGCATAGGCGATATGCATGTCAAATCTATATCCGGCCATTATCATATTTATCGCGGGCAGGATGGGCATATTGATTATGTCAATGTGCAGGCCACTATGTCTTTAGTCGCAACATCAGTAACAATTCCAAACCAGGTGCTGCCGCCAGGCACGAGATGGGATTATATCCGAAGACAGGTAAGCGAATGTGGCTTGGAATCGGAAGATAGTCCCTTGTGTAAAGTAGTTATTGACGCCGATGGCGAAATGGTGCCTCTTTGCTCCAACTCGCCATCAGGATTGGCCATTGAGCCTGTTGCTGCCGGCAAGTTCAAGCTGCGATGGCGATATAACGCCATCGAACAGGAATTGCCCTTGGCCGGCTTTAAGATATATTCGGTCAATGCCGGCGAATGGAACTTGCTCGACACGTTAGCATATTCCACGGGAGGCAGCGGAGAGTTTGAATGGACATCTTCAGAATTCGAAGATGGGCAGCGATGTCATTTCGGGGTCCATAGTTATGCCGACGGCGGCGGAGAATCCCAAAATACAAATGTAGTCTCTGCAACTGCAGATGCAATCGGTCCAGGAGTTCTTACGGGCTTGGAAACGGCAGTGGAGGAATTATGAGTGATATCTCACGTATTCTCGAATCGGTTAAAGATGCGAATGATGCCGCCCGGAAGGAAAGATTAACCTCTCCTGAGTTGGTTCAAAAAACAAGGGCCCTTCGGGCATCTGCGGGGACAGGGATTCATCATGCATTTTGTAAAACTGATGCACCTGCCGGGTGCGAAATTATCTGCTATCTTGATGAAGATGAGACAGGAGAAGAAATTGAAGTCCATTGCAGGATTTCTGGGGGAGGTAACAAATATCTTAATGCCTCAAGTCGCCGGCTTGAAAATGGAGATAGCCTTGAGGTTACAAAGATTAATGATGAATGGTGGGCGTTAGAAGGATTTCAAACCAGCGAGGACTGCGTCTGCATATTACCATAATCGGGAGTTAAAAATGACAGTTTTGACACAGACAAATTTGAGCAATGCAGTAGATGAAGCTCATCCTCAGGGAGCTGGTGGAATTGATTTAGCAACGGTTAAGGCGGATGTGGATATTGCCGATGCTCTTACGAAAAAACACACTGCTGGAAGTGACAATCAAGATTTGAGTGGTAAGGTTGATAAGATAATTGATTATTCACTCGTGGTCAATACCGAGATAGCAAAGATACACGCTAATACTAATGACCCTACGGCAGACCAGAAGGCGGCTCTGGCGGGAACAAATGGAACGCCATCAATAACTAATAAACTGGTAACTGATACAGACCCGCGAAACACAAACGCCAGAACTCCATCTACTCATTCTCATGTGCCTGGTGATGTCACAGGAACAGCGGTCATTACAGCCGATAGTAGATTATCAGATAATCGAACTCCGATTGATGGCAGTGCAACGAATACTAAACTTGCAAATATGGCAACTAAAACCTATAAGGGAAGAACAGCTGGAACGACTGGAATGCCGGAAGATGTTGCGGTTGCAACTCTTAAAGCTGATTTAAATTTTGCAAAAGCCGATGTCGGTCTTGGAAGCGTAGATAACACAACGGACGTCGGGAAGCCAGTATCAACTGCACAACAGACCGCTTTGGACTTAAAAGCAAATATCACTTCATCAAGTTTAATTACGCCTAATATAGGAGTGGCAACTGGCACAAGTTTGGCCGTAACTGATAAAATTACTTCTTCAGGAACGGCGGGGATAGGTTATGCAACGGGGGCAGGTGGAACAATAACACAAGCAACCAGTAAATCGACGGGCGTGACTTTAAACAAATTATGTGGAACAATTACTATGAATGGTGCGGCTTTGGCGGCGGCGACAATAATTACCTTTACAGTAACCAATACTTTGGTGGCCGCCACGGATAGTGTCTGCATTCAGCACGATTCGGTTGGCACAATAGGCGGTTATACTATAATGCCAAACACTATGGCGGAGGGCTCTTTCAAAATAAGCGTGAGAAACAATACCGCTGCAAGTCTTTCGCAGGCGATAGTGTTACGGTTTGCTATCATTAAGGCGGTTGCGGCTTAACCATTATGACAACAGCAAAAGTCCAATTTAATCCGAGCACATTAAAGGTCATCTATAATCCGGCAACGAGGAAGGTGCAAATGGCGGTTGAGGAAATACCATATTTATATTGCGTCGGTGCCCCCGGTGGACCTATTGATAAAGTATCTCGCCTCACGGGTGATATTCTGGCAACTTATAGTAGTGGGCTTCAAGTTTTTTGTCCCATAGACATAAAGGCTGACATTCTTGGAAACTTTGTTGTCGGCGGTGCTTTGGAACTACCTGCAGCGCCTGCAATACTTGATAAACACGACAAAAATGGTAATCACCTTTGGTATAAGACGGGCAGTGCTGATACCCATCATGTAAGTAAAATTGCCATTGACTCTTCCGGTAATATATATGCCGCAGGGTTTTTTGCATCAGATAAAAATCTTCGGAAATATGATGGTAATGGAAATCTATTGTGGGCGGTTTCTGTCGGGGAAAATCCAACTTATGCTTTGACATCTATTTGTATTGGTTATGATGGGAATATTTATGTGGGGGGTTATCCCAATCCGACTGCGAATATTTGGAAATTAAATCCTTCGGGTGAACTACTGGGGAGCTATTCTACCGGCACCGTTGACGGAGCAATTTGGAGTTTGTCTTCGGATTCAGAAGCTATTTATGTGGCGGGCTATGAAAATCCATTAAGCCAAAACGCCTGGAAACTTGGGGGCTGGAGTTATGATACGGGGGGATGGAACACTTCTGGGATTTGGGCGCCTCACGGTATTTTTATTGTTGGAAGGCGAGCCAATAATAAATCCATCTGGCTCTTGGATATATATGGTAATCTTATGTGGTCTTATGACACGGGTTATGATACTGATGACATTATTGCTGATACTGATAGTAATTGTTATGTGGTTGGCGGAGGCATCAGAAAATTAAATTCAGCCGGCGAACTTCAATGGTATAAGAACTATGGCACTCAGGCTTTGAGCGCTCCTGATTTGCATTTATAAGATATGGGTTGTTGCGGCAAGACAATCTCAAACGTAGCAACGAAGGCCGGGCACATAGTAACCGGATTGACAAACCTTACACTGGGTGTTAAGTATGAATTCACTGACGATAGAATCAGAATATGCCAGCAGTGCGACAAGAACTATTGGCTCGGTAGAAGTTTGTGGTGCTCAATATGCAAATGTTTTGTGCCTGCGAAGGCAAGGGTTAAGACCGAAAAGTGTCCTGAAGGCAAATGGACTCAGTAAAAATCTACCTTTTTCCAGTTTTTTTTGAAATTTTTCACTTTATCTAACAAATTCACCCCGACTTGACTATTGTCCCGCCTCACCAAATGTCCAGCCCTATCCCATCTTCAAAAAATAAATCCCATCTTGACTATAAGACTACAGCGATCACTCGGCATATTTGGCCTTTTCA